GCGCCTGGGCATATCCCCTGGGCGCGTGGTGGATGAGCTGATGAGGGCGGCCAAATTCTGTGGAGAAGTGTGTGGAATTTGTGGAAAACACCACAAAAAGCAAACAAATAAGCCTTAAAAGTTAGGAGAGTAGACAATGGGCATCTACGGTGCGGCGCTGAGGGAGCTTGAGCAATACCGGAGGGATGAGGCGGCGGGCCTGCCTGCGGGCGTGCCGGTCCCCCGGGGGGCTGCGGTATGGCGGGTACGGGATAACCCGGCCTGTCACTATGGGGTCCGGGAGGCTGAGAAATTCCTCTTTGGCCGAGTAGTCACCCCGCGCCGCATCGTGGAGCCTACGCCCTTTACCCTGGCCCTGCTGGACGCCTGGGGAAAGACCGTATTCTCCACCGAGGCTGAGGGGAGGACGATGTTAGAGCATGACACCAAGCGAGAGGGCGAAAGCGGCCCTTAGATACCAGAACCGGAAGAACCGCGCCCAGGGAGCCTTTTTTGAGCAGATGATAAACGGGGCCTGCGACTTCTACCGGAGCCGCCAGATCGCTGACATTGAGAAGACGCCGGAGCCGATGCAGCCGACTAAGGACCTGGGCGGCGGGAAGTTCATCGCGCACTACACCAGCACGGCTCAGGCCGACTACAAGGGCTTTCTGTTCGGAGGCCGAGCGGTCAACTTCGAGGCCAAGTACACCGACGTTGAGAAGATGACCCAGGACCGTGTGACAGCGGACCAGACGGAGCGCCTGGAGCGGGCGCATCAATTCGGAGCCGTGGCCTTTGTCCTGTGCTCCTTTGGGTCCGTGGGATTTTACCGCATCCCATGGACAGTGTGGCGGGACATGAAAGGCCGGTTTGGGCATAAGTACATCACGCCCCAGGAGGCAGCGCCCTATGAGGTCCGCATCGGCGGCCCCGGTGTGCTGTTGTTCCTGGAGGGATTGGAGGACAGACCATGAGTAATTTCCAGAAAGACGTCCAGCTTCTTGCGGACCTCCAGGGCCTCATTGAGAAGCGGGAGAAGCAAGTCAACCCGCCGGAGGGCAGCACCGCCATCATGGGCGCGATCTCGCCGGTGCTGCGGGCCGCTATGCCGGCCGCACAGAAAGCGGCCCAGCGTGAGCTTGACATCCTGGTCCGGGTGAAAAACCGCCTGGGCGAGCTGATGGAGGGTCAGAGATGAGCGCCCGCCGGGAGCACCGTCTCCGCAACCTGGAGCGCCGGGTCGCGGAGCTGGAGACCATCGCCGCTACTCCGGTGTTCATCCACACCAAGGGAGACGGCGGAGAGGACTACGTTTTGGAAGCCGTGTGGAGCAAGGAGGAAGCCGACACCCACCCCGACAAGCGGCTGAGCCTGCTGGACCGGCTCAAAAATATCTTTACTGGAGGACATGAGAAATGAAACAGTACATCGGGACCAAGATTATTGAGGCCGAGCCTGCCTACCGCTGCATGGACGGTCAGGGGCGCGTCACCATCACCGATGACCCGTCCGAGGCGTTCCCCAACTTCCCCAGCGTGGAGGACGGCTACCGCGTCCGGTATGCGGACGGGTATGTGAGCTGGTCCCCCAAGGACACGTTTGAGCGGGCCTATCTTCCCCTGGAGACCAACAAGGAGCTGCGGACCGGCAAGCCCAGCATCAGTCAGGAGATGGTGGACAACTTCATCCTGGAGACCTGGACGCAGACCGCCGGGGAGAAGACTACCATCGTCCGGGCCATGCTGCGGAATGGCTTTGAGCTGGTGGAGGCGTCTTCCTGCGTAAGCCCTGAAAACTACGATGAGAAGCTGGGCCGCGAAATCTGCATGAAGAAAATCAAGGACCGCGTCTGGTATCTCCTGGGCTTTCTGCTCCAGACTGCGGTTAATGGCGTCAAGTGAGCTGTGGAGGTTTAGGTATGGATAAGAATATTGCCGATCTGCTGGAGCTGATTAAGGCTCACCCGGAGCTGCCCATCGTCCCGATGGTGGACAGCGAGATTGTCTGTGATGAGGGCTACGCCCGCTGGCGGGGGTCCTGGGGCGCGGCCAGCGTCACAAAGTACCTGGTGTCGGAAGAGCACATCTTTTTCTTTGACGATGAAGATGTTGAGGCCGTCCTCATCGAAGTAAAGGGGTACGATGAATTTCTCTCCATGACGGATAAGGAGGCCCAGGAAGCCTACAACGCCCTCCCCTGGGTGGAGTGCATCGCCGTAGACATCAATCTGCCATGAGCTGCTATGGGTGCGCCTGCGATCACTGTCTCTACAATGCGGAGCTTGAGGCGTGGTACATGACGCCGGGCGAGGTCCAGAACGCCGAGGACATCTGCTTCTGCTGCGATGAGTGCAAGCACTACGACGGCGACTTCTCCAAGCGCAGCCAGTGGCGCCCGGACTGCCCAAGGCACAAGCTCCCGGAAAAGTACCTTGAGATGCAGAGGATAGTTGAGCAGCGGAGGGCGAGGGCCGCAGAGACGCGCCGAAGAAACTTCCAGATCATAAAGGGCGGGAAGCCCTGAGCAAATAAAAAAGCCGCCTCCCCCGGAGGGAAGACAGCCCGTGACAAAGCTATTTTACCACATGGGAGGCGACAAAATCAATGGGCAAATCACAGGAGAACATCAGGGACATCATCATGCAGGCCGTTGAAGCCGGACGCATCTCTGCCGAGCGCACCGCCAAAGATGCTTTCAAGGCTACTGAGCGCCGTCTCTACGGCCTGCCCACCCTGAAAATCAAGCTGGAGGATGACCTTGAGCGGCTGGAAGAGTTCAAGCTCTACGGGCCGCGAGAGCGGAGCAAGAGCATCACCCGGTTTGTCAAGAACGGGAACCGGCTCACCCCGGATGAGATATGGGAGGCCGTTCTCATGGACATGGAGGCCACCATCGCGGCGGACCGCTATGAGATTGAGACCCTGGAGCGTGCGCTCGCCACGGTCCGGGATGACCCCTATTACCGGGCGCTGTCCGGGAAGTACCTGGATGACGTGGACGATAGGGACATAGCTGAGGCCCTGGAGTGTGATACCTCCACCGTCTGGCGGCACCGAAAGAGGCTTGTGCAGCGCGTCGCAGTCTGGCTATACGGCGCGGAAGCCTTGAGATAAGGGCTTGCAATTTTGCCGTGCAATTTTACAATTTGACGGTGCAATTTATCTGTGTTATACTCATCCACAATGAAAGAGTGTGGGTAGAGAAAACCGTCATAAATACCAAGTTCACGGCATATTTTTTGGGAAAACCTGTGACAAAAGCCCTGAAATGTGGTATAATTACGGTAGGAAAAAGCAAAGGAGTAACTAACCTATGAAAAACATCTGCCTACTCGATCTAAACTACACCCTGGTAGGAAACCAGGCGGACACGCGAATGCTCCGGCCATTCTCCCGGCGCATGGAGGCCGAAGAGTACCGGGCCGATCTGATTGAGGCCATCCGGGATGACTATGTTATCATCGTGACGGCCAGACCGGACTACCAGATGAAGCAGACCATGGCGAACATCAAGCGGAAGACCGGCTGGCAGCCCCAGGAGTGGTACTTCAACGACATCAACGCGGAGCCTCCGGTCTTCAAGGAGAGCGCCCTCCGGCGCTTCATCCTGCCCCGGCACGGCGCACAGAACGGCCCGGAGGGGGCGCACTACTACGCGGTGGAGAGCAATCCGAAGACGCGGGCCATGTATGCGCGGTTCGGTATTGAGGCCGCCCCCTATGACCGCTTCATCAAATCGGCGGGCATGGCGAGGGTCCCGGCTTTCGACCAATGCAGCTTATTCGGATAACTGAATATCAGCCACCAGGCGGGACGCGAGAGCGCCCCGCTTTTTTATTGCCCAAATCTGAAAGGAGTGGAAGCGTGGAAACCAGAGTAATCAAGCTGGCCGACATCAAACCGGCCCCCTATAACCCCAGGGTGCAGCTCACGCCCAAGGACCAGGAGTATAAAGCCCTGGACGCGAGCATTGAGGAAAACGGCCTGGTCCTGCCCCTCATCGTGAACATCCGGGACAACTGCCTGATCGGAGGACACCAGCGGCTTTCCGTCCTGCTGGCCGCCGGGGAGACGGAGACAAACGCCGTCGTGGTGGATATGCCGGAGGCCCAGGCCAAGGCGCTGTGCATCGCCCTGAACAAGCTGGACGGCGAATGGGACTACGGCCAACTGGCCGACATCATCCAGCAGCTCATCGACGATGGAGAGAACCTACTCGCCACCGGCTTTACCCAGGCAGACATTGACGATCTCCTGGGGGAAATCGGCGGCGAGCTGGGCGAGGATGAGGAACCGCCCTCCCTGGGCAAGAAAGAGGACACCGCCGACGGCATTAAGTGTATCGTGGGCGACTTCTCTTTCCGTCTGGAGGAAGCGGAGTTTGAGGACCTTATGGCAGACGTCCGGGAAAAGGTGGGCTTTACTCAGGAGCTTGTCTGCGCGGAGCTGAAAGGGAGGCTTTTCGATGAAGTATGAAACCAGACTGGAGATGCTGAAGCTCTCCGACATCGTGGCCGCCCCATATAACCCCCGTGAGGACATCGAGCGCGGAAGCGATGAGTACAAGGCCCTGCGCCGGAGTATTGAGCTTAACGGCATGGTGGAGCCGCCGGTCGTGAACCTCCACAATATGCGCTGCATTGGTGGTAATCAGCGCCTTGTGGTCCTCCGGGACCTGGGATGGAAAGAAGTGCTCTGCTCCGTCATCGACCAGCCGGACGAAAGCAAGGAGATGAAGCTCTGCCTTGCCCTGAACCGCATCGAGGGCCGCTGGGACACCGACCGCCTGGGCGAGCTGCTGCGGGATGATGAGGTCCTGGAGTTTGAGACCGGCTTTGACCGCGATGAGGTCCTGGTCTACCGGCAGCTCGGCGGGGACGGCGAGGGCGAGGACGCCGACGATGACCCGGATTGGGACCAGGACGAAGACCCGGACGCCGAGGACGCCGACGGCGAGGAAGAGGACGAACCCGCCGGCGGTGACGATGAGCCCGCCATGGGGACTACGGTTGTCCGAATTGGACACCTACACTTCAAGGTCGAGGTCCCGCGCTACAAGCGCCTGGTCGAGAGCATCCGGGACGCCGGTATCTTCGACCAGGGAGAAATTGCCCAGGAGATGAAACGGAGGTTGCTGCGCCATGATTAAACTTGTCCCCATCGACGCTGTGCGAGCGTCGGAGTATAACCCCCGGCGCAACGACGAAAAGCGCCTTGCCCTCACAGAGCTGTCCCTCCGTAAGCTGGGCTTTCTGCTCCCGATCTACGCCGATGAGAGCGGCGAAATCCTGAGCGGACACCAGCGGCACCTTGTAGCCTCCCGCATGGGCTTCCGGCAGATACCCGTGGAGTATGTGAGCGGAAAGACCCTGGGCGAGCGGCGGGCCGTGAACGTCCTGTTCAACCGGGCCACGAATGACCTCCAGAAGCAGGACACTTGCGCCATCATCCGACGCCGCCTCTATGAAATGGACATCGAGGCCATGACCGGGGAGCTGCCGGACATCGAGCTGGGGACCGAAGCATCATTCCCCTGCGTCTACGCCCTGCGTCGGATGGACGTCTTGAAGCTGGCAAAGCTCAATCACCGGAGCTTCGACACCCACATCAAGCAGCTTGCAAAATCCCTGGAGCGCCGCATCGGGAACGCCATGCCGGTAGTCATCGGGGAGGCCGGGAACGTCATCAACGGGATAGGCCGCCTGCAAGTAGCAGCGGAGGCCGGCAGAAAGGTCATCGCCTGCGTCAAGGTGAGGCCGGAGCAAGAGGCTTTCGCGTCCTCCATGCTCAACCTGTTATCCATGGACTTTGACATGGAGAGCACCTACGCCGACGATCTGCGCTTCAACAGCTTCATGCGGGAGCGGAACACCAGGGAGACCGACGCCGAGGGCAACGCCGCCCTGGGGGACGGCTTCTTTAAGGGCGTGTTCCCGAAAAACTGCGGGCGGGACTTCTACAAGCTGGAGGGCGCGGCCCTGGAGACCTGGCGCCGACACTACGGGTCCAGCGTGGTAGACTTTGGAGCCGGGAAGCTCAACAACACCCGGACGCTCCGCAAGGCCGGTATTCAGGTATCAGCCTTTGAGCCGTACTTCGTGACCGTGGGCGAGAAAATCCACAAGGAAAAGAGCCTGGAGATTGCCGCCCGCTTCCTGGACGAAGTTGAGGCCGGGACGCCGGATAGCAGCGTCTTTATCTCCAGCGTGTTCAACAGCGTACCCTTTATGGCGGACCGGAAGCAGATTGCCGTCATCGCGGCGGCCCTGTGCGCCCCGGACGGGATGGTGGTCTGCTGGTGCCAGAGCAACAAGGCCCCGCAGTTCGTGAACACGAAGAAAAAGTTCATGGCCGCAGAAAAAATCCTGACCTTTGACCTGGACTATGAGCCTAACACCATCCTGGGGGACATCGGAGCACACCCCAAGGTCCAAAAGGGCCACACCGAGGAAGAGATGCGGGCGATCTTCGCCCCGTGCTTCCGTACCGTGAAGCGCCTGGAGATGATAACAAAATTCTGGTACATGGAGGCGGCAGACCCGATTGTGGACCCTGCGGCCCTGGCCGCTGCGCTGGACTTTGAATTTGAGCTTCCCTACCCGGACGGCTCACGCATGGGACTGTCTCAGCGAGCGCGGGAAGCGTTTGAGCACCGGCTCGGTATTCGCCTGCCCCCTCCGACGAAAGGAGAGGCAAAATGAGAGACAACGTACACCCTGGGGAGAAATGGGAGTTCAACGGAGAAGTGGCCGCCTGCTTCGCCAATATGCTTGAGCGCAGCATCCCGGACTACCGATCTATGCGGGCGCTTACCTACAAGCTGGGCGAGCGCTTCATCCAGCCGGAGACCCTGATTGTGGATGTCGGGTGCAGTACCGGCCTGGCCGTGGAGCCATTCGTGGTGAAGTACGGCCAGAGCAACAACTTTCTGCTGGTGGATAACGCACCGGCCATGGTGGAAGCCTGCGAGAAGCGCTTCCGGGCAGACGTCAACGTCACGGTCCGGCAAGGGAATATTTGGGAGTATTTGCCATTTGAGCAAAAGAGCAGCCTGGTCCTCTCCGTCCTGTCCATGCAGTTCATGCCGACGTCCTACCGGCCCCGGATGCTCAAGCAGATTTACGACGGCCTGACCGACGGCGGGGCGCTCATCTTTGTAGAGAAAATCCTCAGTGAAAACATGGATGACCTGATGGTGGACCTCTACTACGAGATGAAGCGGGAGAACGGCTATACCGATGAGCAAATCATGTCCAAGCGGCGCAGCCTGGAAAATGTGCTGTCTCCGCTCAAGGCCGAGTGGAGCGTGGACATGATGCGGACCGCCGGTTTTCGGCAAGTCGATATGTTTTGGCGCTGCCTGAATTTCTGTGGCTGGATAGCCGTTAAGTGACGGCTACCGGCCCCGAAAGGAGGGTAGATCGGAATGCCGAAGCACAGAGACACCGAGCCGTGGGAGCGTCTGGAGGGCGAGGGTGTCAAAGCGTATGAGGCGTTTTCGGTCTACCTGGAGCTGGGGGAAGAGCGCAGCATCCGGGCGGTTGCTAAGCAGTTAAACAAAAGTACCACGCTCATAGGCCGATGGAGCCGCACCTATCAGTGGGTGGAGCGGACCGCCGCATACGACGTTGACGTCCAGAGGAAAGCCCATGCCCAGGCCGTCAAGAAGCGCCGGAAAATGGCTGACCGTCATATCAGCATCGCCCTGAAATTGCAGGAAAAGGCGTTGCAGGCCCTCAAGGACATGGACCCCAGCGAGATAGACCCGAAGAACCTTGTGGCGTTCATCCGGGAGGCTACCAAGCTGGAGCGTGAGAACCGCATGGAGCTGGAGGCCGACACAGCACCGGGCAAGGCGAATGAGCAGGCCGACAGCAGCCTTGCCGCCGTCATCTCTGAGGCGTGGGAACGGAGGAAGCAGCAGAATGAACCTGACAAGTGACGCCATCCTCTACTACGCCGACAATCCGGTGGACTTCGTAGAGGACATTATACGGGCCAAGCCGGACAGCAATCAAAAGGCCATCCTGAACAGTGTAGCGCAGTACCCCATGACCTCTGTTCGCTCCGGCCACGGTATCGGCAAGAGCGCGGTGGAGAGCTGGCTTGCCATCTGGTTTCTGACTACCAGGCCATATCCCAAGATACCCTGCACCGCCCCCACCCAGCACCAGCTATGGGACATCCTGTGGGCCGAGATTGCGAAATGGCTCCGCAGTAACCCGGCCCTGTCTCAAGAGCTGATATGGACCAAGGAAAAGGTCTACATGAGAGGCCACCCGGAAGAGTGGTTCGCAGTAGGCCGGACGGCCAGTAAGCCCGACGCCCTCCAGGGCTTTCACGCCGAGCACGTGCTCTACATCATCGACGAAGCCTCCGGCGTCCGAGATGAGATATTCGAGCCGGTCCTCGGCGCACTATCTACGGAGGGCGCAAAGCTGGTAATGTGTGGTAACCCCACGAAGATTACCGGCTTTTTCTATGACAGCCACCACAAGTCCCGCGAGCTTTACAACGCCATGCACATTGACGGGCGGGACAGCAGCCGAGTAGATCAGCAGTTCATCGACACCATCATTGATATGTTTGGTGAGGACAGCGACGTCTTTCGAGTCCGTGTGGCTGGGGAGTTCCCCAAGGCCCTGCCTGACAGCTTCATACCGATGGAGTGGGCAGAGCGGGCAAGCGAGGCTGAGGCCCCGGAGATTGACCGGGCGGCCCGCGTGGACATCGGGATTGACGTCGCCCGCTACGGCGATGACAGCAGCGTCCTATCCCCTGTCCTGGACAAGAAGCTCCAGGAAAAGCCGGAGATATACCACCACAACGACACCATGGAGCTGAGCGGCAAGGCCGTCCAGCTCATCAAGCGCTATGCCCTGGAGCAGCCCTGGGCAGAGATACACGTCAAAATCGACTGTGACGGCCTGGGCGTCGGCGTCTTTGACCGCCTCATGGAGCTGCGGGAGCAGATCGTGGAGGAAGTTCAGGCCCAGCGAGACCGCCGGTATGCCGACGATGAGGACGCCCCACCCCCGTTCTCCCTGGACATCGTGGAGTGTCACTTCGGCGGCGAGGGCGGCACCATCAGCGACGATGACCCCATCGACTACCAGAACAGCACCGGCCTTATGTGGGGCGCGGTCCGGGAGGCCCTGCGGACGCAGAGCATCAAACTATATCCCGATGATAAGCAGATAAGCCAACTTTCCAACCGGAAATACGTGGTGAACAGCGCAGGCAAGATTGAGCTGGAGAGGAAAGAGGACATGAAAAAGCGCGGCCTGTCCTCCCCGGATATGGGAGACGCGCTGGCCCTGGCCCTGCATGACCCGCTGGTAAGCGACTGGAGCATTGACTAAGGAGGACACCATGAAAGCGAAATGCAGTTACCTTGTATCGGCTGACGGCTGGCCGATGAAGTACATCCGGGCAAATACGGCGGCAGAGGCCCGGCGCCGCTGGCAGAAGATGACCGGCGGCCCCAAAAACCCCGCTGTCTCCCAGGTGCTCGGTAAAAAGCCGAAGCGCGAGGGAGGCGAATAACCGTGCCATTCTGGAACCGATTTAGAGGGGGTGGTGCGGGGAGGGCGAGCCAGACCTACCGGAGCGACAGCGTTATGCTGCCCAGGTGGACCAACCCGCCGGAGCGCAACACCCAGGAATGGATAGACGCGTTTCACACCAACCCCCGCCTGTCCGTCGTGGAGCGCATCGCCTCCGATCTGTCTTTTGCAGAGGGCAAGCTCTACCGGGTGGATGAGAACGGAGACGAACAGGAGCTTACTCATCACCCGTTCCTGGACTTTTGGGCGAACCCAAACCCGCTGCATGAGATGAGCAACGCGGCCCTGTGGCGGCTCCTGGAGATTTACCTCAAGCTCAAGGGAGAGGGGTACTTCATCATGGAGAAATCGCCCCTGGGCGTCCCTGTGGAGCTGTGGCCGGTCCCTGTCCATTGGGTACAGATGACCCCGTACCTGGACCACCCGTACTACACCATCCGGCTCACCAACGGTCTGCTGATGAACGTGTCCGTAGATGATATGTTCGTGATGAAAGACCTGAACCCGATAGACCCGTTCAAGCGCGGCCTGGGGCAAGCTGAGGCCCTGGCAGATGAGATTGAGACCGACGAATACGCGGCCAAGTTCCAAAAGCGCTTTTTCTTCAACGACGCTACGCCGAACCTCATCATCGGTATGCCCAAGTCCACCCCGGAGCAGCGACAGCGCTTCCGGTCTGAATGGCTTGAGCGCTTCCGGGGAGTGTTCCAGAGCCACGGCGTCGCTACTGTCAACGGCGAGGTCACGGTGAACAAGGTTGGAGACAGCATGAAAGACATGGACATGGTGAACGGGCGCACATTCCTGCGGAATGCCGTCCTTGAGCACTTCGGCGTCCCCCGTGAGATTATGGGTATCACGGAGAGCAGCAACCGGGCCACGTCGGAGGCGGCTCAGTTCATCTATGCCCAAAACGTCCTTATGCCCAACCTACGCCGCCGGGAAGAGGCCATCAACAACCAGATCATCCCGTATTTCGGAAACGACTTGGTGTGGCGCTTCGATGACATCATCCCCCGGAACCAGGAGTTTGACAAGGCCCTGGGCATCGACGGCTGGAATGCCGGACTACTCACCAAGGATGAGGCCCGCGAGAAGCTGGGTATGCCTCCGGCCCTGGTGGGCGGCGACGTCTACAAGACGCAGTTCTCCGACGTCTACATCCGGGAAGACGATGACCCTGTGGCGATCTCCACGGCGGCGGCTAACCTCCAGTATGCAGAGAGCGCACCACCGCTTGAGACGGGCGGAGAACAGGACATTGAGATAACAGATAACGGAATACCCCTGGACGCCGAAAACGGCTCAGAGGGGGCGGGAGACGGCACAGAGGGCATAGAAATCGTGTCCTCCAAGGGTACGTCCCCGGAAGAGCGGAAAAGCCTCCAGGTGCAGGCCGCACAACGCGCCCTGCTGCAAGCTGAGAGGGAGCAGACCCAGCGCTTTGAGATTGCCACCCTCAAATATCTGCGGGAGCAGGGCCGCCGGGTGAGTGACGCCATGGGCGGCACCACCAAGGATGAGCGGAGCGTTTGGGACATTCTCATGGGGGCCATCCCCGGCTATGACCCGAACAGCGAGGACGCAGCGGAGCAGAGCGCGGCGGCGTGGTCCTCTTTGAGCGAGGCAGACCGCACCCGCCTTGTGAGCGCCTTTACCCTGGGCCTCATCGACTGGCCCAAGGAGGAAACGGCCTTGCTGAATATCTTTGAGCCGCTGTGGAAAGAGAGCTACGACAAAGGCGCTGGGGTGTCTGCCAAGCTCTACAACCTCCAGGCGGTCCAGAGGCCGGAGCTTGTCAGCACGGCGAAGCTGCGGGGCGGCGTCCGGGTCAAAGGCATCACAGAGACCACCCAGCAGTCCATCGCCCGTATCGTCTCCGCTGGCCTGGAGCACGGAGACAGCCGGGCCACCATCGCCAAGCAGATTGAACAGGAGATGCAGACCACGGCATCCAGGGCGCGTACCATCGCTACCCAAGAGTGCAATACCTCACTCCTGACCGGCCACTACGACATGATGCGAAAGGCCGGGGCCGCCTGGAAGACCTGGCACGTTGCCAACATGAGCGCCGCCAGACCCTCCCACAAGCGCCTGAACGGTGAGCGGGTCCCTATTGACGCCAAATTCTCAAACGGCCTCATGCAGCCCTGTGACCCGGATTGCACGGACCCCGCCGAGGTCGTGAACTGCCACTGTTTCCTGACATTCGACAAATAAGGAGGACGCCTGATGGAATTTACCGAGATGCAGGCTCAGGAGGCCGCCCGATCTGCGGGTATCGACCTGGAGAAAGAGCGGTTCGACCTGAAAGCCCTGACAGCCGGGATGAATGCGGAGCTTGAACACGGCACCGCAAACCCGGACACGAATATTACCAACGATGACCCCGTTATGACGGCGAAGCTCGCAGCGGCACATCTGCGGGTCTCGCCGTTTTACTATGCCTCCGGGCGGGGCCTGAAAGCGTGGGAGGCTTCGCTCCGTAGAGGGGTGAAAGTGAAAAGCTCCAAGACGGAGCACAAAACGCTGTCTTTCCGTACCGAAGAGTACGACGAAGAGAGCGGCATCTTTAGTGGCTACGCCGCCGTCTATGGCAACATCGACAGTGGCGGGGACATAATTGAGCCTGGTGCCTTCACGAAGACAATCGCCGAGGGCTGGGAGAGGGTGAAGATACTCGCCCTGCACAACGACTGCTGGCTCCCCATTGGCAGACCTTTGGAGCTGAGGGAAGACAGCAACGGCCTTTTCATTAAGGCCAAAATCAGCGACACTTCGATGGGACGCGACATCAAAGTGCTGCTGAAAGATGGAGTTCTCAATGAGCTGTCCATCGGATATGACCCCATCGTCTTTGACTACGACGAAAACGGCATCCGGCATCTGCGGGAAGTCAAGCTGTGGGAGGTCTCCGTCGTTACCTGGGCCATGAACCCGGAGGCGACGATCACCGACTACAAGCAGGCCACCGACGCTGCGGGCTTCCTGGACGCCTTTTTGGAGGCAGCCACCGCCGAAGTCAAGGCCGGTCGGAAAATCAGCGGGACCCGGCTAAAGGCCCTCAAGGACGCGAGCGCGTCCATGAAAGCCGCTACCAAGGTCCTTGACGGCATCATCCGCGAGGCAAGCGACACCGAGAAATCCATCTCCCGTACCGCCAACACCAGAGCCGAGAAGTCCGCGCCGACTACCGGCATCACCTATGAAATTCTGCTATAAGGAGGAAATTACAAATGGCTATTCCCAAGAAAGGAACCGCACCCGCTGGCCGCAAGTCTATGAAGATGGAGGCCGATGAGCTGACCGAGAAAATCAAGGCTTGCGTCAAGGAGGCCCTGGATGAGCAGGCCGAGGCCAAGGCCGAGGGCGAAGCCCAGCTCTTCAAGCCATTTCCCTTCCATCTGGATTTTCGGGACGGAAGTGTAAGAGGATTTGCTGTAACGGCTGGTGTAAGCTACTTTTAAATTTTTTGTCTGCATAAAAATGTCTCCTTTCTGTACCGCCCTTTGCGGGCGGCGGTTTTGGTAGTGCTATTAATCACTCTAAACGGAAGAAATAGCAAGCGGAACAGGGGCATAAATCCAACAAAGATGTGAGAGAAAAATTGTATAAAAAGACATTGGGAATCAGCGGTTGTTTTCGGGCAGCCGCTTTTTTCATGCACATAGGGCAAAAAGGCCCGATTCGGGACGATTTTTCGCCCGAATCCTGACAGATCGGGACGCGCGCCGCAAACAACGCAAATCCAGGTCTATCCGCATTTACGTTGCGCCTCGTCATCTGATGTCCGTCATGCTATAAATAGGAGCGGAACAATCAATCGCAAAGGCGGCAAAGAGTCATCCCATATCTCCGGGATACTGCTTTTCAGGGTCCGGCTCCGCTCTTTCATCAGCAAACGAGCATTGCAATATCGTATTGCCCAATTTACCAAACGAGACTGACGGATACTGATTCAGCACTGATTACAAACAAATCAGATCATTTTTCAATTTACATTTTTTGACCATATATTGCAGATAGCAACATTTATCATTATCTTACAGTCTGCGTGTCATAGCGTCCCTTGCCAATGTCATGATTCCGCCTCGCCATTTGGTGGGGGGGGTGGCATGGGGAGGGGGGGGGGGGGGGGGGGAAGCGGGAATAATAATAGCATCTCAATAATACAAATCCTAAAAATATACGGATATGTATAAATTATTTATCTTCAGTCTCGTTTCGCTGTATGCGAATTTTTCCTTCGGCGCCGTGTGCGACACGGTCATCGTTGGAAACGGAATCCGCTACGAGGGTCAATACCCTTGCGGCGAAGGGGTGCTCTATTCCGATTCGCTGGGCATTTATATCGGCCATTTCGAGCGGGGCATCCCCAACGGAGTATGCACGCATTACAAAAAGAACGGGCACCGCTACTACGGCGAATTCAAGGATGGCGAGTATTCCGGGCGGGGTATACAGTTCTGGAAATCGGGAGCGGTATGCGTCGGTGATTTCAAAAACGGACACTGTTTTGGAACGGATACGATCTGGTACAAAAAGTCTATCTATGTCGGAGTCTGCGTAAAAGGCAAACCGAACGGAGACGGCATATTATATATCCACAAGGCTTCAGGACGTAAATATTATTTTATGGAAGGACTGTTTGTTGACGGAAAGTTTGCAAGCGGACTTTATTCGAATTCCTATGGGGTATTTTCGACGGCCGGCGGGAATTTCACAGCCGACTATCGCAAAGGGAATTCCGATATAGAGATTTATTCCCAATTGGAATTGCGATATAGGTATGAATTCTCCTGAATTCAAACAGACAATGCAACAGTGTCGAATTCATTGTTAGTTAATAATTTATATTTTTCCTTTGGGGTCAT